TTCGGCTTAGTCGTAGCCTTGGTCGTTGTTTTCTTCGGTGCTTTTACAAGGCTCATCTTGCCTTGACCAAGGAACTCCAACAACTTTCTCAGTCTGTTGATACCCTTGGTGTTGTTAGTCTTGGCTTGTTGTGAGAAACACTTCCTAGACTTCCATTCCCTTTGGGCTAGTTCACACTTTGCCCAAGCAACGACTTGAGCTTTGGTGTCGGCTGACATCTCGACCTCGCCAAAGGTCTCTTTGTCGACTTGGTTGATAGCGATTGGCTTGTTGTTGCCGACCTTGATGGTCTTGGCACAAGTACCGAAGTTCTTAGATGTGAAAGTTTCGACTACTTTCAGAGTCATTTTGCCAGATTTAGGCATAGCATTCTCCATGCGGTTGTAGTTACCCATTAGGGATAACTGGGTTAAGTTCGTCATTCCGAAAAACGACAAACGATTCATCATTTACTCCCCCCTATCCCCCTTTGGGGGACTATCGCTAAACTTCCTAAACCTTTGATATGATTAAGATTGTTGGTTATACTAGCAGTTAATTGCTAACCTATTACCACCTTTGGAAACATTAACGACTAAACGACTAACATTTTGCCCTAGATAGGCAACAAAAATCTAACAAAAACAACGACTTAGCGACAGAAAACTAGTTTTCTGACAACTAACAAACTAGTTTGTTAGTCTAGTGGGGCGGTAGCCCCACTCCGCCGACTGACTTCCTGGTCACTGTCACCCACCCCCACGAATTTTCGCACCAAAAATTGAAATCGTTGTAATAAAAATAAGACAAGGACGATTAAACATGGTTAATTAAGGTATGTTTCTAATAAAGGAGAAGATTATGGGTAAGTTTGTTAAAAAAAATCCGCACCCAACAAAAGGTTTTGGTCTACCGCCTGTAACTCCACAACAAGTAGACAGAGTTCGTCGCAGTGTTTTAGATGTTGTGCGAAATAAAATACCTGATGTGCGACTGGTTTTAGATGGCTCTAAAAAATGGGACAATCAGCAAGTTAGATTGTTCGGCATGATGTTAAACAAAGTAATGCCAGACTTGCACCACAGTTTTAACGAGCACACTGTAGAAAATAAAAACATGGACGAGCTAACTATAGAAGAATTACAAGAGATTGCTAAACAAGCCGAGACTTTAGAAGGAGAGTATCAAGATGCAAGTAACGAGAGTGGAAGCGGCGAGAAGATTGCTACAGATAAACGAAACCAAGAAGAGCTTCCAAGGATTCGTGAAGGCACTAGCCCCTCAGTTTGAGCTTGCACCCTTTCAAGTAGAGCTTGTCGATACACTAGATAAATTAGAAAGAGGAGAGTTAAATGCTAAACGATTACTCATCACGATGCCACCAAGACACGGAAAGTCTTGGTTAGCCTCAACGCTATTCCCAGTATATTACCTAGCCAAGAAACCAAACAGAAATGTTTTGGCTACATCATACAACCAAGACCTCGCTAAAACCTTTGGTCGTCAGACCAGAGACCATGCGAGAGAGAAGATTGTTGAACAATCCTTCCCTGACTTTCGATTGTCTGACGAGTCTAGGGCTGTTGATGATTGGCGTACAACTGAAGGCGGCACTTATTATGCTACGGGTATCGGTGGTTCTACTACTGGTAGGGCGGCGACTTTACTATTGGTTGACGACCCCATTAAGGCAAGAGAAGAAGCCGACAGTGCCACACAGCGAAACAAGACTTGGTCATATTACGTCAGTGCTCTTACAACTAGAAAGCAACCTGAACCAGATGGAACGTCGCCACTAGAGATTATGATACTCACACGTTGGCATGTTGATGATATTGCTGGACGACTAATGGAGACTGACGATTGGAAAGAAGGTGCTTGGCATCACATAAACTTCCCAGCAGTAAAGTTGGTGTCAGGTGGGATAAAGCAATCTGTTGCCTCACTGCCACCTGACGACCCAAGATATATACCAAGCGGCAAGCTAAGTACAGTGTCACCTAAAAAAAGATTTTATATAGAAGACAAAGAAGAAGCATTGTGGGAAGAACGCTTTCCATTAGAAGAACTTAAAAAACGTGAGCGACTAGACCCAAGAGAGTTTGCGTCACTTTACCAACAAAGCCCATTTATAAAAGGCGGTAACATTATAAAAGAGAACTGGTGGAGATACACAGATTCACAAGAGTGTTCTCAGATAATTATAGCGGCAGATACAGCGTTTAAGAAAACAGAGCAAGCTGATTTTTCTGTGCTGATGATTATGGGTGTCGATAGAAGCGGCGACATACACGTTATAGATGTCGTTCGTGGCAAGTACGATTTTCCAGAACTAAAAAAACTATGTGTCACAGTAAATGCAAAATGGCGTGGCAAAGGGTTGAGAGGGTTCTATATCGAGGACAAAGCTAGTGGACAATCGCTAATTCAAGAGCTTCGAAAAGAGTCTGGCATATCTGTAATACCATTTAAAGTTAATCAGGATAAAGTTGCACGACTAAATGCTGTAACGCCATTGATAGAAGGTGGACGAGTCTTTTTGAAAAAAGATGTAACATGGCTTGACGACTTTATGAACGAGATGCAGTCATTTCCAAATGGTGCACACGACGACCAAGTGGACGCACTGTCAATGGGACTTGATGTATGTTCAAGAATGGGAGGTGCTATGAGTGATATGTTTGACAGTTCCATAGATATGGCATCATCTTTAAATAAACAATTTACGCCAACAACATCTGGCAACTGGTGGGACAAATATAAGAAGCCAGATTCTTGGCAGAAATCATGGGGCGAAATGTAATGGCTAAATATAAAGACATAAAAATAGAAAAGCACGATATGGTCTGTGACCTATCTAACCTTGCAGAGCCGTTACTAGCATACGAAGATATCTCAGACATGTTGTCCGACGAGCAAGAAACCAAGATGGTGGATTATGTTCGTGCGTTAACTAAAATGTCATACGAAAGAATCTCACGACGATACAGCCACTGGCGTGATGCAGACCGAGCACACGACGTATGGGTTCCAGCCGACAGCACAAAATTTAGAGAGAAGGCAGTCGTTGCAGACACAAGAGCAATCGCTGACACAGTTTTGACATATTTGATGGCGGCACTAGCTGGTCGTAATCCCATGTTCCAACTAGAGGGACTCAACAGAAAGTCTCGTAAATCGTCATTGATATTAGAAAGATTACTACACCAGCATATGCGTAGAACTGCTGGTGAAGCAAGAATAGCTCAGATGCTTATGGACAGCATACGTTATGGCTTTGCACCGACGAAGGTAATCTGGGACCCTCAATCAAACACAAATCACATTGTAAACTTTGACCCACGCAAATGTTTTCCAGACCCAAGAGTTCAATGGGGCGACTGGGACAGAATGCAGTACGTCGTGTTTACAGACCACATATCTACAAACGCATTGTATGGCTCGCCACATTATCCAAAGATTAGAAAATACCCAGGGTTACGTTCTAAACGTACCAGCAACTTTAAGTCTGGGTGGGACGCACACAGATGGGTCAAAGAAGAAGGCAAGGGTCTGAACATAAATCCTGAAGACCCAAGGGGCGACGAGAACGGATACCACTTCACACTAGATGACACACGCATAGTTGATGAAGCATGGGTCAGATTAAATGGATACGAAGTTGGCATTCCTCAGATAGAACAACTATGGGTCTGCTTAACAATCTTAGACGAAGAAGCAGTTATCAGATTCCAACTCAACCCATACGGAAGACAGTTTCCAGTAGCTTTTGGCGGTCTGTATAACGACCAACACAAAACATACAGTCAATCTTTGTATGATTTACTGCTTCCAATGCACGAGATATCAACTTGGTTACTACGTTCAAGAATCGACAACGTACAAGCGGCACTAAACAATCTTATCTTCGTAGACCCTACGTCGGTAAGCGTTCCAGACTTGATAGACCGAAATCCTTGGGGTGTTGTAAGAACTTTGCCAGGGACAAAGCCAGGAGATGGCATATTCATAGCAGAAGTTCCAGACGTAACAAGAGGACATTGGAACGACATAGCCGCAATGTCAGACCTCAAGCAAAGAGTGAGTGCCGCATCAGATGCACAACAGGGCGTTCCAACTGCTGACGGCATACGAACTGCAACTGAAATACAACGACTAACGCAACTAGGCTCTCAACGACTAGGCGTGTTAGCCAGAATCTTATCAGCACAATCCATACGACCAGTGGCTAGAATGATGGTGGCAAACTTACAAGATGCTCTTGAATATGAAGGCTCACTTAGAATGCAAGATGGAGCATCAGCACCTGGCGAACTAACAAACATGATTGACGACGGATATTTAGACTTTGATGTTAGCATGTTACAAGGCGAGGTAGATTATCTCGTCGTAGATGGCACTTTACCAGTAGAGCCGACGAAGAACGCTGAAACTTGGCTAAACATGTTGCAAGTTATAGGACAGTCAGGTTTACAAATGGAATACAAAACAAGCAGAGTTATAGAAGAAGCTATCAGGGCTATGGGAGTTAGTGACGTAGACCAGTTTAAGATAAGCAAAGAAGAATCAGCACAAGGCATGACACCATCACAGCAAATGTCACTCATGGAAAAAGCTCGTGGTGCTAACGTCATGCCAAACGAGCAGATGCAAAGTGAAATACAAAAAGGAAACTTAATACCAGCAAGGGAGGCTATGTAATGACAATACCTGACCCAAACAGCTTAAATCCTAAATTATCAGGGTCACAAAGAGACTACATCAAAGCAGTTGCAGAAAGCGTTACAAAGTTAGCGGTATCTGAACTTAGAAAAGAGTTTGTTGATTTACTCCGTAAGTCGAACGAACCACACACAACAGATGCAAAGGTCGATTCGATAATTAGAAAAATTGAACAATTAGAAGCAAGATACAAAGAGGACGACAAGTTTACCCTAACCAGTGCTAAAATACAGGCACTCATGAAAGAAAAGGGTATTAAATAATGGCTTTTACCAGACCAACCACCGACCAGGTCAACTTTAGGTCAGCCACTACTGGCACACACTTATTAGACACTTACTTGGAAGGCTGTGAAAAAGGCGGGTTTACTTTACCAGTTTTGATGGACAATCTTTTTAGTTCTACTGGAGGTCTTAATCCAAACGCTATAACATTTAGGGTCAAACCAAACGACGTAAACAATACGTTTCAAGCTAGATTTGGTTTATATACTGACCCAAACCAAGGTTGGTTTGATACTAACCAGTTTTTCTTCAGGCAAAAAGGGGCTTATGCGGCTGGAACAGCTTATGAAAGACTGGACATGGTGCAGTCAGGTCAAAAAAGTTTTGTTTGCATTGAGGCACATACTGGACCAGCAGTCATTGACCAAACTAAATTCCAAGTTTTTTTCAATGGGGACGACTTATTCAATGAAATAAGTCAATTTAGAATTAACAGTGAGCCACGAATAGATTTGTTAGAAGAGTTTGTTCTGCTCAAAATTGATGTTTTGTAGGAGGTTTATAAATGTCTACATCAACTCTTAGAGAACTTGTCGAAGCTATAAAAACGCAAGGCAAGGCATTAGCTGGAGCATCAGGAGCCAGTGCCGCAACAGCACGAGACCTGGTATATTTATCAACATCAGTCGAACGACTATTCGGGGCAGACGCAATACTAGAGCTAGTAGATAGTGCGGCTAAACCAGTTACAGTTGTAAGTGCGGCTCTTGCGTCAACGCAAGCGGCTGACCTAACAGTGGACCAAGTCACAAAGACTGTTATCAAATTCACAAACACAAGCGGAACACACTCTGCAACAGACTTTACAGCAACAATACCGAATCAAGGTGTGGCTTTCGTCGTAGACAACGAAATGCCAGTGCCAGTCAAATTCAAAACACTAGAGCAAACCACCAACATCATTTCGGTAGGTGCTGGCAAAAAAGGTTGGGTCTTCTGTAACGGAACAGTTGTAGAGCATGTAATTGATGTCGAAAGTATTACGAGTGCATTAACCTCCCCCACTCAGAATCCTGGAGACATGATTTACCGAGATGGTAAAGCAAGCGGAACTACAGAGTATTACAACGTCTATGTAAGAAACTATGGTGGTCAAAACCTATACTACTTTTCTCCTTACAGTGGCTACACAGGTATGGGTAGTACTTATAACTACAACAGAACACCTAACTTTGTTTTGTATCCAGGCGTTACCTATCGTTTTTACCAAGAAGACGGCACAAATACTGGACACCCAATAAGGTTTTCAACAACACAGCACGGAACACACAACAGTGGTGCAGAGCTAACTGATATAAACAGTGACGGCACAGCCGATATTACCTACGTCGGAACTCCTGGAAGTTCAGGTGCATACACTCAGCTTGTTATACCAACAACAGGAACAAATGCCGCTACATTGTACTATTATTGTAGTAACCACAACCTGATGGGTGGCGACGGAGTTGTTTCAATACCTTCTAGTATTGGAGTGACAAAGTTACCAATAGGTTCTGCTCAACAAGTTTTGAGAGTTTCTGAAGATGGAAACAGACCTGAGTGGCAAAACGAATTTACAAGAGGCGGTGTCAATGTTGGGGCTTGTGCTCCTCCAAACGACGTTACAGGACTTTGGTCAGAAGGAAGGTACAGATTAGGAACTCATATTGAGAACGCTACAGACTATCCTCACGCCGCAAATAAGGGAACTTATACTTCAGGTCATCATGGCAACGAGCAAGGCTACAGAGGTTCAGCATGTCTTTATTGGGCAAATGGAAAAGCTAATGCTTCCGCATGGGGTCATACCAGCGAGGGCAGACAAACTATGGAGTACGACAAGTACGAGCCATACAGTGGAGTTGTTCTGACTTATAACTATGGTTCAGCTATGGGCTTAGACGCAACACAGCCTAGTCAAGATTATTCAAAGTACGGAACAAAACAAATTATCTCCGCTTACAACAATACAGCCCTATTGCTTGAAGACGGAAGTGTGTGGGTTACTGGAAGAGGAGACGAAGGTCAAATCGGAAATGGAGCGGCGGCTGACAACTACGGATTTGCAAAAGTAAACATGCCAAGTGCGGCTGGACCGATAAGGCTCATAGCGTCTACAGTCACTTATCCAAACTCAAGTGTAACATTTGGTGCTCTAACAGAATCAGGAGATGTTTACCTCTGGGGCTACAATGGTCATGGGCAATGTGGAAGCTCCGCTGGAACAAACCAAAGCACTCCAGTAAAACATGCTGGATTATCAAACATTGACTCGCTAGTTGGCGGAGGCGGTGGGCAGTATGGTCACTGGGCGGCTCTTGACACTAGCGGTAACTGTTTCACATGGGGTTACAACGGATACGGACAGCTTGGACATGGAAACACAAACAACACAGCAACAGCCACTCAAGTATCACCACAAGCTGGGGTTAAGGTAGCAAAAGTTCTGTGTGCTGGCGGAGGCTCTTACGGCAACACTTACTTTATGATGGCTAATGGTCGTTTATATGCCTGTGGATATAATGGCTACGGACCGATTGGAGACGGCTCTACAACTCAAAGAAACAGCCCAGTTCTTGTATCTACTGTAGGCTTAGAGACTGGGAAGTATGTCGTAGACATATTTGCTCCAGGAGGAAGTTACTTAGATTCCACAAGAATGGCTCTGACAGAAAACGGCGACGTTTATGGTTGGGGACAAAATGCAAGAGGTTCTGTAGGAGTTGGAAACACATCTAACGTATACACACCACAGATTGTTCCTGAACTAAAATTCATCAGTCAGTTTACTTCTTCAGGAAGCACTACCAGCACATCATACTACTACAACAACTATATGGCTGTATGTCATACAAGTTTTGCTGACAGAATGAAGCGTATTAACGGCACAGTAAAGACTGCTGGTTACTCTTCTCCAGCAATGGGAAGGTATAACGTCGCAACAAACGAATCGACTTATAAGCCGATATATCTTGATGCGAGAGCTAGTGGAAGAGTTAGGTTTGCCTGGGCTTCTGGCTATCACACAAGTAGCACACAAGAGATGTCCAGATACTGCATAGATATGGACGGACGTTTGTGGGCTTGGGGATATTCTTCTAATGGCTCGACCTTTAACGATACTGGTGGAAGCAACTATGTTCCATCTATTGGACACTAAGGAGGAAACATGTCAAAAATACCAAGTTACTCAGGAACAAAAGGCAAAGATGGGATTATAGAAGGTAGTTACCTTCCTACACCAAGAACTTTTGTGAAAATAGGAAAAATGCCAAAAACCTGGGGTTCAGAAAATGTGTCAGAAATGGGAATCACTCATTTGTTTTCTAAGGACGGAAATGACTGGGGGTCTGTTGACACTGCTATATTCAAGGCTGACTTAAAAAAGAAATACTCACTAACCGAGGAAACAAACAACTGGGTTATGAGCATGGCGTTAGAACTTGCACCAAAATGTAAGCCTTGGACCGCTGAAGAGAACGAAGATTGGGGCATCAAGGTTGACGCTGACAAAGTAGCGGCTGACCAAAAGACTTACGAAGACTCTCTATAATGGCTAGAAAATCTTTAACAGACGAACAACTAGAGGCTCTGTTAGAGAGGGCATCTCACAAAGGTGCACAAAGAGCATTGTCAGATATTGGCTTGCAAGACAACGAAGCTGTACACGACATCAAAGATTTAAGATTACTTATTGAAGGTTATCGTAGCCTAAAGAAGACTGTGGCAAACACAGTTCTAAAGTGGGTTATTGTGGCTTTCTTAGGCTTTGTGTCTTTTGCAGTTTGGACACAGATAAGGAATTAGTTATGGCGGCAAAGAAAAAAGGTAAAAAAGACGCTTGTTATCATAAAGTAAAAGCTCGCTACAGAGTTTTTCCAAGTGCTTATGCTTCAGGGGCTTTGGTTTCTTGCCGAAAAGTTGGAGCCGCAAACTGGGGAACCAAGTCTAAAAAGAAGGGTAGAGCATAATGCCAAACAAAAGTAAAAGAACAACACTTAGTCGTTCGCAAAAAGAGTCTAACTATGCTCGAAAAACTAATAAGAGCGATAAGTCAAGAGTCTTCAAACCATCAAAGAAAAATCCTTCTGGCTCACCACTTGGAAGATTTAGTATTTTAAATCAAGTTATTAGGGGTGTAGACAAATTAACAGGTCATAAAAGAAAGTATCCAAAATAATGCCATTTAGTAAATATAGTCCAAAGCAAAAAAAATTAGCGAGAGTTGCACCACCACGAAATAAAATCACTGGTGCAGACCTAAAAAAACTTCGTAAGAAGAAAACTACTAAAAAAAGGAGAAAGTAAATGCCTATAGTAATTGTCCCAAAAAGGAAATCTGATAGAAGCAGTGCCAAAAATAAAATGAAGAAAAAGGCAATGCCTAAGAAAAAGCCTATGATGAGGAAAAAGAAAACCATGAAGAAGAAGAGTTACTAAAATGCCAGGGGTAATGAAAAAGCCAGGCACGACGCAAAAGAAGTTTCCTTACACACAAGCTGGTATAATGGCGGCAAAGATGTACGCTAAGAAAACTGGCGGCAAGCTAATCATGGAAGGCAAAGGTGGCTACGGCAAAAAGAAAAAGCGGTAGTGACGGCTTACGCAAATGGTTCTCTCGGAACAATGGCAAAGGTTGGATAGACTGCAAGACAGGAAAGCCCTGTGGTCGTAAGTCGGCAAAGGGTGGCTCAAAACGCCCGTACCCAGCTTGCAGACCGACGAAGGCTCAGTGCAACTCGGCGGCTAGAAAAAAGAAGGGACCAGCTAGAATTAGTTGGAAAAAATGAACAAAGTAGAACAAAAAAGAAAGGTACAAGATTTACTAAAATCTGATGGTTGGGGTATAATCCAACAGAAGATGCAAGAAGAGATTTTATCTGCGGCTTATCAAATGGCAGAAAATAAAATGCTAACGATAGACGAGATAAATTTTAGACGAGGTGCAATGTTTGCGGCTCGTCGTTTGGTAGAGCTACCAAAGAACTTAGACATGTTGCTAGACAACGAAATACTTATGGAAAGTTCAGAGGTAGACAAAAAACAATAGGACGCTACGGCTTCCGCAACGTTCGCTACGGCTGACAAAGGAGTAAAAAATGGCAGAACAATTAAATGAACAAGATAAGGCGATGATTAACCAAATGGCTAGTCAACAGTTAGGAGATGCAAATGCTACGGCTCCAGCACCCCAAACGCCCCCACCTCAAGGTATGCCACCTCAAGGACAACCGCCTCAAGGTAAACCGCCAGAGCCAAAAGACGCACCCCCTACTGAAGTAGAGAAGGCTCAAGAAGCAGTTTCACCTACAACTGAAGCAGACAAATCTCTGGACGAGAGTGTCTCGATGATAAAGGTAGATTTTGGAAACGGAGATGTTAGAGACTTATCTTCTAACCAAATCAAAGAAACCTTTAACAGATACAAAGACGCAAACTATAAACTAATGCAGAACAAGCCAATGCAACCAGCACTGGATTATGTTCAAAGCATTATGGAAGGTGCAAGCAGAAATGGGCAGAATGTAACTGCGGACGACGTAGTACAGTTTTTAAAATCTGCGGCACAAGCCGCTGTAAAAAACCCAACTATGGGAGCACAGAAAGACCCAACACCTGACAGACAAGGTACGCCAGTAACCAACATGGCTAATCTTGACAGTGAGTTCGAAAACCAAATCAAAAGATGGGAAGAAGAGAATGCAGTGTCTCTGCCACCTATGTTTAGAGAGGGTTTCAAAACAATACAAGCATTGCAACAAGACAATCAGAACATGAGAATGACTCTAAATCAATTCTTGGCTTCTGCTGGTCAGATAAATCAAGATGCGGCTAAAACTGCAATGCAATCAGAAACACAAGCTCAAGACGCTTATAGGCAGACTGCGGCAAACAATCTAAATCAGGCACAACAAAAATATCAGTTGCCAGATTCGGAGAGTGATGACTTCTTTACCTTTGCTTACGAGAGAGGTTTTACACAAGAAGATTTCATAGATGCTAGTCTGACAGATAAGGTCATGGGTGATTATGTTGCTGTAAAAGGCACACCAGAAATGGAAAGACTAAGGGATATGGCTAAACGACGAGTGGCATTTACAGGAAATATTAACGCTACTCCAGGTTCAGCGACTGCTGGCGGTCAACAAGCCCAAGACCCAAACATGGATTTTATAAACAAAGTAGCAGATGAGGCTATGAAAAAAAGAAATATGGCATAATAGGGACGACTTAACATAAAAGTTGTTCTTTAATGAAGATAACACGAGACGCTACGGCTTCAAAAATCGTGAACGGGTTTATCAAATGATTATGCTGAAAGCAGTTTGTTTGTGAGCACCCAGTTAGAAAAACGCAACTTTATCGCAAAAGGAGGTCAATATGACTGCGATTACAGGACTGCGTGGGACTGGGCAATTCGGTACAGAATTTCGTCCCACGAACTATAGAGAGCTATTCACTCTCTTAGAGCCTAACGGAACAGCACCTTTGCAAGCATTGCTTTCAATGGCTGGCTCCGAAAGCACAGACGACCCTAAGTACAATCACTTTAGGGACGAGCTTCCAAACAGAACTGTTACTGTTAATGGAGCGGTCGCATCAACATCAACAACATCAATTACGTTGGATAATGATGACGACGAAGCATTTATTGTAGCTGGAACTATCTTACAAAACCAGACAACTGGTGAGATAATGAGAGCAACAGCAGATGCAAACTTATCTGCTAATACAATAGCAGTTGAAAGAAACATTGGTGGCACATCTCACACCATTGCTGACAACGCTGTATTAATTATTGCTGGACATGCCGACCAGGAAGGTGGCACTAGTCCAACAGCTATCAGCTTCGACCCAACCACAGACTTTAACTTCACTCAGATTTTCAAAACTGCGGTGCAAGTCAGTGGAACTCTCCAGAACACATACTTGAGAACTGGAGACAAAGAGCAAGAGCAACTTACAAAGGCACTCAAGTTACACATGGGTGACATTGAAAGAGCTATGTTCTTTGGTAAAAGGCACGAGGCAAACGGCTCAACAGCTAATCCGACAAGGTTTACTGGTGGTCTGTTAACACAGATTACTAACGTAACCGACGGAGCTTCTTTCGGTGCAAGTGCAAACACTATCACTGAAAAAGAGTTCGACAGACTTTTGATTGAAACAATCTTTGCGTTTGGTTCATCAGAGAAGGTCGCATTCTGTGGTGCTAGGGTTATTTCTAACCTCATGGAGATTGGAAAGAACAGATGGCAACCAACACAAATCGACAACGCTTATGGAGTGTCACTCACAAGGTACACAACATATGCTGGCGACTTGTTGGTATACATGCACCCAATGTTCAGGCAGACAGGTATGGACCAAGAGATGATTATCTTGGATATGGGCGAACTAAAGTTCAGATACCTACAGGGTAGAGATACTCAGCTTATCAGAGACATTCAGGCTCCTGATTTTGATGGTGTCAAGCACATGTATATGACAGAGTGCGGACTTGAGATGACTCAAGCAAAAGTACATCATAGAATCAAAGGCTGGCAAAAAGTCACATAAGGACGATTAAAAACTCCCCTTGATGTTACAATAAGGACGGGCACAACCCGTCCTTATTTTTATTGGAGGTAACAATGGCAGAAAGAGCAAGGAACGAAAAAGGTCAACTCATGGGAGATGACCCATCAACACCTAACGTAAACGAAGCTTGGGAAGGTGGCATAGCACCAAGCAAAGAAGCTAAAAAGAAAGCTTCATCAAACGCTAAAGAATCAAAGTCACAAAAGGCTGTAAAGAACTCAGCACCTAAAAATCCAGCTAGAGAAGCAAACACAATCTATGTCTCAGCAGAACCTCAAGTAATCAACAGAGAAACTCATCTTAGAGGAGAGCTATACAGAACTTATTGGGACGCAGATAGAGAGTATAATATGTTCTCAATCAAGCCAGAACACGTCGAGGCTTTTGAAATGCACGAGTTTTTTGTGAAAGAGATATATCTCAAAGAGGAGTAATACATGAGTTATCATAGCGGTAGCAGTAGTAGCGGAAGCAGTGGCAGTAGTGGGAGCGGTAGCTCTAGCTCAAGTTCAAGCTCAAGCAGTGGCGGTAGCGGAAACAATCCAGTATCGAACACAAACGCAAATGCTAGTGCCAGTAACACTGGAGGCGGAACTACAGGAACTAACGCCGCTGGTGCAAACAGAAGTTACTCAGATATAACTGGTGCAAGACCTGTAAACACAGACCCAACTCACTACGACGAAGGTACGGGTAGGGCAGATATGCCAGGTGTTCGTGATTTGCGTGACGTTATTGACGCAAATACAGAAAGAGAAATAAGAGAAACTTGGCAGAAAGACTGGGACAAAGAAGAAGCTCGTAACAGATATTCTGTAAACAATCCTCATATATCCGAACCATACAGTGATTTAGAGGCTTTGATATTTCAAGCTCTTCGTCGTTACGGAGACATGCACCCAGGAACTGTAGATGGTGAAGTCATGCTAATGTTTGTAGAATTTGCAAACTTAGTGATAGAAGACTTACGAGGTCATGCGTATTGGGACAATCCAGAGATTGATTACTATACGCACCCCCAACAACAAAGAGCTATACCTGATTCTATAATGGTGTCAGGTTTGTTGTATCACTACTCTGTACAGCAACAATCAAACAAGATTGAGGCATACGGACCAATGTATTTTAAAATGATGAACAGAATCTTGTATCAGAGGAAGTATGGTTCTGGTCCAATAGAAATGTCACCTTGGGACAAATCTGTTACACCAACTGGCTCACAACCTTATGATGCAAGGAGAGATGGGAAAAGGACTAGCTACTAATGTCAACTACATACGCACCATCAGGCGTAAAGACCAAGATATACCCTTACGAGGACTTTCAAGGTATTGACGCATCAAGAGATAAGGGTGCTTTGGACACAGGGCAAAAGCAACATCTTATATCAATCGTAAATGGCTATGCAGATTTCCGTGGGTCTATTGTTAGAGACCCAGGTGCAACGCAACGAACAACAGGTGACGCACTAATAAAACACGTCGCATTCTTTGGGCGTGACCTAGCCGTGTGGGCACAGAAAGATGGAGGCGGAACAACCTTAAAGTCAGAACGTGCTTTAGCTAATCCGCAAAGAGTTGTTCCATTAAAGTTTAACAGTGGCAACACTGGGTTAGAAGACGACACAAGCGGCACTTACAGACCCACTGGCACACTCGTTTATTACACTATAGTTTACGAAACAGTAGCCAATTATCCAGACATGACATCATTTGCTTATGGTCTTGCAACAACTGGTACACCAGTTTACAGCATTGAAGTTGCATTTGACAAAACGCACACCCCTGTAAACTTAACTCAAAGCGGAACACTGAAGGTCGCTGTTGACCTGATATTTAATAAAATCACAGTAAAGTCCCAAGGTTCTGCCGCCGCAGATTTTACAGCCTTCTATGATTGGGTTGCCGCACAGCAAAAGGCGGACGGAACTCAGCAAGATTACTACATATATGGTCGTAGAGTCGATGTGTCGCCACAGTCAGGTGCACATGCAACAGAAGAAGTTTACCCAGCATCAGCTATCGTGACGACTACAGTTTATAACAATAAAGTTATATTCGCATCACGAGACTTTCCAATGTATTCATATGATGGATTTAAGTTTGAGGTAATAGAAGCTAAGTCTGACCCCAGACCAGCCTACGTCGTGTCTGTTCAACGACGATTAGCGACTGCGGGACAGCCTGGACGACGAACAATCATTGATTTTAGTCGTGTAGATACCGAAGACGTATTCACACTAGACGAAGATGTGAGTGCTGTGCAAGTAACACAGGCTTCAGACATTGATGTGGCAAACGTAATTGGTACTGCTGATGAGATAAGAGGGCTTGGAGTGTTTGAAAACTCACGACTAGCCGTGTTTACATTCGACCAAGTGCTTGTGTATCAGCTACACCCTAACTACACACTATGGCAAATCGACGATAAAGCTAATATTAAGGTCGGACTGATAAGCCACAACACCATTGCACAAGCTGGTTCAGACCTTTTGTTCTGTTCAAGAGACGGCGTACATTCGCTAAGACGCTCAGAAACTAATGGTGTGACTATATTTACCATTCCAATGTCTAATAAAATCGACTTGATATACAGAGATTATCTAAAATCTGTGCCTGACACAGAGGAAATCAACGCATTCTTTGACCAAGACGAAGGTCAGTATCATATATTCTTTCCTCAATCAGACCAGATATCCAAAAGGCTAACCCTAACACTGAACCCACAGGTAGGTGGAGAAAGTAAATGGTCATCTGGAGACTTTCTAAATACCAGATGTGCAAAAACACTAGGGGGAGTAACACTCTTAGGAACGCCAGGAGGCATCTGGGAGCATAACAAAATCGAAGATATAGTGCAGTACAGTCCAGAAATGGTCGTGACTACACCCATACTATGGCAAGGTGCTATCAACGACATCAAGGAAAGTTACAGCTTTATCTTGCAAGCAACTGGTAAAGGTGAGCTTCAAGTTGAAGCGTTTGATGAGCGTGGTAGGTATCTGTCTTCTATGCAATTTTTGATAGAAGATGACGGAGCGGACGACAAATTCCCTGATGTGCCGTTAAGTAGACAGTATGAAAGAAAATTTGAACATCGTTATCGTGGAGTACAGTTCCGCTTCACGACTAGCGGTAAAGGACTCTTGAAGATTATAGGGTTCGCAGTAGCAGTGAGGACAGGATAATGGCTAGATTAAGACAACAACACCCACAAAACTATGTGAATAGTGGGAACATACATACCGACTTTGAGAATCTCATTCGGTATATCAACTCTGCCGAGCTTGGAAACAAAACAATCGGTGAGTTGTTTGGTATCTTATTTAACGAAGAGGGGGTGTTCCGTGGTCCCATTCAGATGAGACAGGACGTGAACACTGGTATTCAGTACAGGGTAGGGCAATACGCTGACGACGAAAGTGGCTGGATAACCATAGCAAACATTGCTGACCTAAGAGGAAGTGCTGGTGCTTCTGTTGGTAACGTAGAAGGTCCATTCTTTTTCAACAGACAAGACTTTGAGATTGGCTCAAGCCTTACTGCAATTACAGTAGGTGCTGGAGGCAGTGGATACACAGCCGCACCATCAGTAACAATCGGTCCTCCAAATGACACGACGAACGGCGTACAAGCCGCCGCAACAGCGACGATATCTGGAGGAGCAGTCACAGCAATCACTATTACAACCGCTGGTTCTGGCTATTCTGCCGCTCCGACCATCACCCTCACTGGTGGTAACGGAAGCAGTGCAACAGCTACAGCAACAATCGGAACTCCAAACACAGTTGTGCCTTACACATTTGACGCAAGCACAGAAGATATTGTGGTGTACAGAAACGGCATACTTCTACACGAAGCAACAACTGGCGGAACTGCGGCACAATACACATACAGTACGACGAACAATACTGTAACAATCGGTAACGTAAATCCAGCACTAGCCAATGCAGATAAGATTACCATTTACTCTATTCGTTCTCAGGCTGTTACAAACTTCCGAAGAGTAGACAACGAGATATCAGGTGCAACAACTCTTGTATCTTTTGTGCACACAACAGACGAAAAGCTTTTAGTATTTAGAAATGGTGTTTTGCAAGAGCCAGGTGGTAATGCTGACTACTTAGCGTCCTCTGCCGCTTCAACAATTACATTCTTAGACACAAACAACCAGCTAAACACTGGTGACAAGGTAACAATTATAACTGTTGAGAATACATCAGTAAAAACTGTTGCTGGTTTGATGTTCGAAGATGAGTATACTGACGAAAACGGATTCATAAAATACGCAAAGCTATCGGTTACAGATAACCAGATTCCGCAGATTAAGGTCTCAAACCTTGCTACGTCGTTGGCTGGCAAGGCAAACATCGTCAACTCGCTGACCGCTCCAACGGCTCCAGTAACAGGAGACTTGTGGCTTGACACATCACAAGTACCAGCAGTTCTGAAGTTCTACGACGGAACACAGTTTTTAAATACGTCTCCTGAAAGCTCCCTCCCTACTTTCTTGCAGACAAATGCTGGGCAGTATGTACGAGTAAATGGCACTGGTACGTCGTTGGAGTATGGCGATATTGACTTTTCATCACTTGTGCCAAAGACTTACATGGGTGCGGCTAATGGTGTAGCTACATTGGACACCTCTGGTAAACTACCAGTCAGTCAGTTGCCAGAGACATTCTCAACAAACACTATACCTTTCTTTAGTGTTTGGGAACAAAGCTCTGCAACAGTTACAAACAAAACGTATTTTGTGACAAGGCTATTCAAGCAAACAATACGAATAGACGGATTAGCTTTCAAGCTATCTGGTGGGACATGCACAATACAGCTATCTGTAGATGGAGTTGCTGTTGGTTCGACATACAGTGTATCAACCACAGCTTCACAACAATCTTTGACGACTATCATTGAGATAGATTCAACATCAGTTGGCAGACGACTAGAGCTTGTAGTTACAAACGCTTCGTCGGCAACATCACTTGAGGTAGGAATAGCGGCGGCGACTGTTAACGTATAAGGAGGGAACTATGAATTTTGACCAAATACCCTCAAAAGAAACTTTACAGTACCACCAAAGCAAAATGAGGGGTGGTGATACAAACGTTTCTTATACAATGGAAGGCGAGTATGTCGTTCCAAAGCCAGTCATGGAGAAGTATCCAGCAATGGCTATGGCAATCATGCAAGCTACAAGAGACGAAGGCTTGAACCCAGAGCAGTTTAAAGTCGGAAGCGACGAAGGTGTATATAATCCAGAGACAGGTGCTCAAGAGTTTAGTCATGTCTGGTATCATGTAGACATAGACAACTTAATCGACAGCACGAAACAGCTTGGACAAGAAATTTATCAAAGCTCTGTCGATAGTTTAAAAAAGAATTACGACGAGTTTCTTCAAGACCCACTAGACAACAGAGTTGTACAGGCAACATTGGCTGGAATAGCTTCTGGCGGAGCGGCAAAACTAATTGGAGCCGACAACGACCAAGCTTTACAAACCGCTATTGGTGGAGCATTAGCTTATGGCGGTCTGCCTTCTGGCACAGATAAAAATCCAATAACAACAGCAGATAGAGTTTTTGCTGGATTAGCTGGAGCTTATGGTGCTTACGAAGGGTATCAACCGCCATTGCCAGATGAAAAGCCTTTGCAAGCTAACAATCCACCACCAACTGATTATGCAAGTATACTAGCCACACAACCAGTCGCTGGGTTCGACCAAAACGAACAAGCAAATGTTTCGCTGGGTCTACCATCAAAGACACCTCCAGCACCAGCCTTTACAACAATGCCTGAAATACCAGATGGAGTTAATTATAAAAGAAAGGTAAAGGACAGAAAGACTGGAGGCATAAGCTACGGAGATGCAAAACCAACAAGCTCCTTTAGTAGAAACATAAACACTGAAGGAAGAAGACAGGGCTTGTCTCCAGGATTTGGAAGCAAAGTTCTGTATATAGATGATGACAAGTAATTTTATAATAAGGAGAGCGAGGTTAGAAGATGTGGGGAGTTGTGTTGATTTGGGTAAGTCGTTCCATGCCACCTCTTACTGGGGGAGCAGAGCGTATGTCCCAGAAAAGGTTGCAGAGTATGCAAAAAGAACAATCGCAAACCCATATAAACTATTCCTTGTGTCGGAAAATGAAAAAGGAATCTATGGTCTCTTCGTTGCTCACTGGTCTGAAATGTTTTTTACAGATGAAAGGGTCAGCGACGAAGATGTCTTGTGGGTGCAAAAAGGGTCTGGAACTGTGTGGACTATGATGGGCTTTTTTAAAGAATGGGAAAAATGGGCAAAAGCAAATGGGTGCTCGCTCATGCACTATAATCCTACGTCTCATGTTCAGTATGCAGAGAAGTGGGCAAAGTTTATGAAGAGATATGGCTACGACGTAGCTGGTGCTTCTTATAGAAAGGAGTTGTAATGGGCAATTCTCCTGGAGACGACCAAAATAATGATGGCTTAAACGATACCACTGGTAAAAACATATTCGGCGGCACGAACACAAAGATGACCGACGAAGAAAGAGAGGCGTTAGACCAAGAAATAATGGACCTTCTTGATGAACAAGAACGAGAAGAACAAGAAAAAAGCATGTTCAGCAATGACGCTGAAGCCACTGCTGGAACATATTTCTCTGACGACGCTACTGGTGCTTCAGGGGGCTGGTCTCCTGGAGATAAAGTTCCTTCCGTCGGAGTTGTTAGAAATGTTACAGACTTTGCCACTGGGGAAGTCAGTCAGATTTACAGCATAGATGGCAAAAACGTTACTAAAGAAGAGTTTGATGAGAACAGTGCGAAGAGGTCTTCTTTTGTTAACCAAGCCACAAATCCCAACTCTCCTTATCATGAAGAGGCGTTTGCCGCAGAAAGTTTAAGAACTCAAAACAAAGATTACAGAAGTGGCGAACACAGGGAAGAGTATGAAAAAACACAGAACGATGCAGACGCATATGTAAAAGATAATAGAGACACAAATACTAAGCTAAATGATTTAAGAGATAACCCAGCTTTTTCAAACCTACCTTACAATACTCAACAGTCTCTGATGCAAGGGGTAGCGTCAAACAACAAACAAATGCAAACACAAGCACTGCAAGACTTTGCTAGAGAGCTTGGCAAGAGTCAAAGGCAAGATGACCCTTCAATGAGAGCGTATGTGCTAGAGGTATTAGGTGCAGATAACGTTGCGAATATCAGAGGGTTTGGACAACTGAGTGGTGCAGAGTATGCTAAAGCTATTGTAGATGGATTAAACTCTGGCTCTGGTGTGGACATAAACGTTCCATTTACAGATATTAACATTGCACAAGGTCTAGGCGGCACAAACTTCAGAATCACTGACAGCGGACAAATAACAGCTACGAGTCAAGGTAATCAACTTCTTGGAACTGGAGTTGATTTAGCTACAATGTATGCAACTTCTGGAATGTCAAATGCGGCAAGGCTTGCTACTGGTGCATTAGATGTAAACTTTGGGGAACAGACATTAAGTAGCTGGGCATCTGGAGGAGAGGCAAAGTTAGGCTCGAATCCAAATATTACTTTAAGTCCATCAAATCTTATGGGAAGCCTTGGAGCTAAGTACATAGGTGGACCAGTAGGTGGGGAAGTAGCAAAGGGCATTTACAAAGAGACAGGCAATATCCCACTTGCCATGACTGGAGTAGTTGCTTCAAACAAAGTTATAAAAGATTTGGTAACAGAAGGCAGTGAAAAGTTAGGTCTTCCTGGGTCAATAAATATTGCTGGCAAAAACTATGATGAACTGCCAACAGGCAGTGGTGGAAAAGGAACAAAGGCTACTGTAAATACTAAGTCAGGAGTAACATCATCAATTCAGTCTGACCTACAAGCTGTTGATGAGACAGGGCAAGACAGTGATATAGATTATACAGATTCAGGGTTTGGCTCTAACTTGAAGAGTGGTGGAAGCAACAATAATAACAACAACGATGACGGCGGAAACGATACAAATTACGTTGACCCGTTACAAAACATCAAAAAAACACCATTAGATGTGAACACATTACAAAACTTTGGCACAGAAACAACACCTCTTACCTTACAAAACAACGATGCTTCGTTAATGATGAACATGATGAACAGAGGTTTTGGTGGCAGATATCTTCAAAGAGGACGAAATAGAGACACAGGAAGTGTTACAACTAGAAGAGCAACTCAAAGAGAAGTTGATAGAGACAATCGACGCTCTGGAATATTATTTGGATAGGAGGCAATAATGGGTAATTCACCAGGCACAAGCTCAGAAGACAGCTATGGAAACACAAGAATGGAACCGAGTGATTTCCAAATGGTAAACTTCAATCTGACCACACCAGAAGAAAAAGCAATGGGTGAGAGAATGACGTTAAGTGCTTCAGGTCGTGAAAAGATGGGCATGTCAGACCCAGGCGGTGATGATGACGGCGGAAGCAGTAATCAACAGAATGGTGGCAACGCTCAAGGCAAGTACACTCCTAAAGGTGGAATACTAGATGAACCAGTCCGTCCAGAAAACAAGCCAAAGCAAAAACAAATTACAGATTTTTTGAGTGAGAGCCAAGCCACAGAGTACCGACTAGGCACAAGAGTAGGTGCGGAAGGACCAGGAAGTTTTCTGGGAGACGCAGATTCTGTTCAGGCTTCAGCACTTGGGGCTGAATTAGATTCAGCAATGGCTGGAGTTGGAGGCGTAAAAAGTCCTTTTGCCCCAAGCGAAAGAGGTAGATTTCTAAAAAGCCAAGGTGCTGGAATGGAAACTGGCATGGACGCAACAGTGAATATGCAAGGCGGAACAGCAACTCCAGGCGGAGATGTGGGTGTAGGACAGCAAGGATTTGGGCTAAGAGCTTTAGGCGGCGGAGATACAGTTGTTGAAAACATGGCTCCCCCAGGTGCAGAACAAACTGACGTAGTTGCTTCTCAGGCACAGCCAGATGTTCAGCCTGACCCTAATTTACCTCCTTTAAGTCCACAGCAAGCGGTAGTGCCAGATGTAAATTATGTATTGCCAACCGCTGGTCAACAGCAAGTTATTGCCTTTTCTCCAAATGACCCAAGGGCTGTGTTTACTGCTCGTGGACCACTGTCTCGTAACTTGATAAGTGAAAGGACTGGATTTGGAAGGAAGTTTTCATAGGAGTAATCAATGGGCTTTGGAGATTATGTAGCAAAAGGGATATCGTCGTTATACCCAGGTGAGGACGGAGACCCATCAAGAGCCGCAATGGGCATTCAAGCTGGCGGTAAAATATTTGATTACTACCAAGCAAGAAAACAAGCGGAACGAGACGAAGAGATTGAACGTCGTGAAATAGAAGCACAACGAAGAATACTGCAACAACAAATGAATATGGCACAACGACGTGCCCAAGAAGAAACAGCTTTACGACAAGGTATTGTGAGTAGAGCACAGCTTTTGGAGCAAGCTCTAGCAAATGCAAGACAAGCTATGGGGCAAGCACCAACTGCTTCTCAAGATGATATAAACAGAAACTACCAACAAATCAGGGAAACAATGGTAGATGATTATTATAACACTTTAGATAGAGTTTCATCACAAGGTTTCGCTGACGCAATAGCTAAAGGCATGGATAGGTCAGATAGGTTCAGAGACACGCAAAGAGAACTTGGTCAGCAAAGTGCCGAGGAGCTACGCAAAATTGACCAGGAGGCTTACAATGCGGCAATTAATAGAACTCAAGCAAATCTCGACACAATTTACTCAGGGCGTGAAAAACGTCTTGGCGAGATTGGTGGGCAGTATAAAGATTCAGCAGATATCCTTAAGGGGGTTCTTCCAAGCAATGCTGGAACTCTTTTCGAAAATACTTCACGGAATCAAGGTGCTTTTGTTAGGAATGCTAGGACTAATGCGGCAGATTCAAGAAGTGCTGTGGGAACTCTTGAAGGCGACATATCGAAAAATGTCGCTCCTAATGTCGGCTATATGCTCGGTAAAACAGATAAGCCGACTAACAGCAGTCAAGCTGAAATCGAAGCCCTTAAAAAACAAATTTCAGACTTACAAAAAAGGAACAACCTCCTCGTCGGCAACAGCAACCGATACACAGGGGCTGGTGGTCCGTAAGAAAAGAGGCAGACCTAGAAAGGCAAAGACATGAGGATATCATCTGGTTTTCTTGATGCTAAAAGAAAAGAAGAAGATAGAATTGATAAGAAGCGAAGGGAGAACAGAGAAGCCTTCGAAGCTTACAGAAAGATGCGTATAGAGAACGGCGACGAAGTTTCTGTTGCTGACTTTCAGCAAATGCGTCAAAGCCTTTCTGGTGGAGATGCTTTTCTTTTACAAGACCTAGGTCCAGGCTCTATGTTGTCAGAGATGGCAAAGAGAACTAATCAGCAATCTTTGAACACAAGAGTAGCTGAAGATGCAAAGTTTGCTGAAAACAGAAAAAAGACTCAAGACTTGTTCAACACATTTGTGATGGACAACTTGAACTTAGACCCAACCGACATGATAGGCAACAAGCAAAAGTTCATGGCTTTATTTCCAGAAGCAAAAGAACTTGGCGAAGAAATATGGGCAAGAAATTCTGGTAAGTTTGCAGAAGCTATCTTAGATGGAAGGCAAAAAGGGGCACAAGAGTTTCATGATTTGTTTCTACAAAACGTTCACACTATGGAAGAAGCAGAAGCCATAATGAATGCCAATGGCGTTAAGCCTTGGAAGAAGAATGCCATAACTTCTATTATGAAACAAAAACAATCTAAGTTTGTTTCAGACACCACTACAGAAGCTTTAAAGCTTGTAGATAATTTTTCAACTGTAACTTCGAACTTAAGGCATTTTAGTGACGCACAAATAGAAGTTGAAGTTGACGGCATTCTAGCTAGAGCGAAAGTCAACAAAACGTTGATGGGTGACGAACAATATAAAAAATTAAAAGCATCTGTAAAAGCTCAATTAGAAGCTAAAATATCTCACTCTAAAACAGAATACACAACACAAATGGAAAAAGAGTTTAACGCTTTGGTTCGTGGGCAAGGCGGAGAGCAGTTCTTTAAACATGGAAAAGATGGCAGAGGCTTCAACTCAAAAGAAACCTTAGACCTTTACAACGACTTAAGAAGAGAGAAAGGCTTGCCAGAAGTAGAAGCAACTGACTCTCAGTACTTGAGCCATATGGCAAGCATAGGCATAAGATATAACAGTTCTTATAAAGCAAACTATGAAGAGGCAGAAAAGAAAGCAACAACTAAAGTTGATGCAATAGTGAAGCAATATAAGCAAGAACTCTTAGGCAGAGGTAGCATGTTTCAAGATGGAACATCTGCTCAGTTAGCATTTAGGAGTATGATAAATAGTGGAATGGTTCTTAGACCGACAGTAGACGCAATTACGCTAACTCAAAATATTATTAAAGATTTTCCAAACTCTAAAACAAAAGGTAGCTACAGTGCAGAAGAAGAAAATTCAATTAGGGCAGTGCTATCTAATTATATGATGCCTGAAAGTGAATTTAGAGAAGCTGTTATGAGCGACCAAATGTCTAAGTCAGGCTTGGGCTTTAAGCCTCAGACTGATTTCATGACTCAAATAGATGAAGACAAAAAAGACTATATCAAAACTATGGAAGATTACATTAAAGACCAGTTAATAAAATTTACAGTTAATGTAGATATAGACGACCCCAGGTTCGATGCCTTTATCAATAACTTAGATGCAGAGTTCGACAATTATATAGATGCAACTGTTAATGTTTACATGAAAAGCCTAGGAGCTTTTGATGTGTTTCCAGACAGCGGAAGCACAATAGAAAAAGAAGTCGCTAACTTAAAAGCAGAAATGGTTAAAACAAAAGAAGACATAATGACAGAAGTAAGGTCTGGAGAAAGAAGAGGCTCAATGTTGCCTAAAGGCTCTTATGTGTTACCAAGAGGTAACTTGTGGAGACAAGGCTACAAGCTTATGACAGTAGACTTGAAAAAGAAAATTGCATCAGATAATGCTCCTACTGGCTACACTGAAGTGGCTGTTACAGATAAAAATGGCAGTCCTGTTCTGGAAGGTGATTTAATAAGGGTTGGTGCTGATGGCACGATTGAGAAGTACGACCCAGGAAGTGCTGGAAACGCTCCAGTTTTAACTCAGATTGCAACCGACCCTAAAAAGGTAGGAACGGACTTAATGCAAAGTCCTAACATGAGAAGCTTTGGAGGTTACACTTCTGGCATTGTTGGTGGAAGCGACAAAGACACTGCTGAAAATCATATAGCTGATATACTTTATCAAATGTATTCAGACATGAAGAGTAACGGAAATCTTCCTAACAACAGCAATGGTCAACAAATTGATAACCCAGCAGACTTCGCTATACTCGTCCTAGGTGGTCAACCGAATGTAGGTCCATCGGGAACTGCTGGCGGAATTAGACCCAATTCGAGAGCGACTAGTATCATTCTGATGATGAGAAGAAACATAGATGGTAGATTCAACCCATAGGGACGACTAAGATAATGGATTGATATACTATAAAAAAATAACCTTTTGGAAAACTGGAGTATCCAATGGCAGTTCATTACAAACCAGGTTCTGGTTCTTATAATAATTCTACTGTTACTAATGAATATCAACAGGCGGATTATACTGAAAACTTACAAGAAGATGAAGCGGAAGCACTACTAAGCAACCCTGAGTTCTTAGAAGATATATATTCGTATTATGGCGAACGTGACGGAAAAAGCTTTTCTGGTCAGCAAGAAGCTGTTGAATACTTTTTATCAGACAGACGCTGGAGAAACCTTAATACAGTTTCTATAGGTAAAGATGTTTACGACGCTAAAACTCAAAGCGACGCACAATCCAGACGACTAGCAAGAATACAAAAAGCTTACGACGCTATGCCTAACTTTGTCGGCGACAAAGGGCAAGCCGCTCTTAGTATTGCTGGTGCTCTAGCATTTGACCCACTAAACCTTATAGGTTTCGGTGCTGGTGGAGCCGCCGCAAGAACCGCAGTTACAGCCGCCAAACTATCTGGAAATCTAACAAGAGGCTTCATGGGAACTGGCATGAGGGCTGGTATGAAAGCTGGTGCTATCGGTGAAGGTGTAGCTGGTGGTGTTGTTGAAGGCATAGCCGATATCGGAATGCAAAACCGAAACATAGAAATAGGGTTACAAGACGAATTTAGCTATGGACGACTTGCTGGTGCAGTAGGATTAGGCACAGCAACTGGCGGAATAATCGGTGGAGGACTTGGTGCTGGAGCCGCTGTTGGGAAGTTTAGAAACCTTGGTGTTAAAGGCTTTAGACCATTTGATGACTCAAGAATAGTCGGCGACAAAGGCGGTGTTATTGGCAACAGACCAGGAGGTATGCAAGCCACCAGAGAAGACATGATGGGAGAGAACTTAGAAGCTATTGCTGAAGAGATGGGCATTAGCGTTGATGCGGCTAGTGAGCTAACTAAGTCGTCCGTTGGTCGTGGTGAGATTGATGCGGCAATACAAAAATCAAAGACATTACAACAAAAGCTAAGACCAGAGTTGCAAGCATCTGTAGATGTTGACGGAGGCACTGGAAGTTTAGAGAACGAAGTCCCTTTTGGTGAAGATGCAAACGACAATCAGTTGTTTGATGATTTGATAGCAGTCAATGAGCAAGACATTGCTAACAAATTAGAAGAACTAAACGGACAAAGATTTCCTGAAGGAAACTCTAGTCAAAGAGTAGATGAAGGCGGCGTTTTAGATACGACGAACAGAAATTTTGATTCAGACCCAGAAATACAACGTGCAAAAAAATCTATACAAAAACTTAAATGGTTAAAAGAGTGGCGTAAGACTCGCAGACCAGCACTTGTAAAAGCAAGGGAAGAACTCTTAGCTAAGATGAGTCCTGAAGAAGCTGGCTCTGGAACACCTGACGCTAGGATTTCAAAGATTGATGATGCGATAGAAAGAGGCGACAGAACTCATTCTGAGTTTACGACGTTTATGCGTAACCAAACTCAGAAGCAAGACCCTCTCTTGCTTGAGCATATGGACGATAAAGTAGAAAAGATAGTTGACGACGAAGTTCTAAACTTAACAGATGACCGAAACATAATGGGTCTTCTGGAA